GTCCCCTTTCCGCCGTTGTTGTTGAAATGACGGGCACGAACCTGGCTCTCTGTGCCCTGGATTAAAGAACTGTCTTCGGCGCGTTCTTCCGGCTGAGAGCGGAACGGGGACATCCGTCCAAGGCTCACCATCAGGACCGTGCCGCCATGACCACGATTCATCTCATAACCGCCCATTCCAGGGGGGCGCATTTCGTCGCCCATCAGGCCGCCCATGTTCATACCGTAACCATCATTCATCTTCTTTGCCTTTTTCATAAGACCACCTGCTTCCTTTTTAGAGACGCCCATCTGCTCGGACATCTGATTCGCCATGCCGCCGGACCTAAACCCAGCTTTCATCTTAGCATACGATTTATCACTTACAGTGCTACTTTTTTTGGAACGCGATGTCCCGGCTTTCTTACGCTTGTTTATATTCTCATATAAAGACATTAGCACTTCCACCTTTTCCTTGCCTGACGAATACGGGAGTTAGGGTCGTTTCTGGTTTCGGCAGAACTTTTCTTCAATTGTCCTGCTGATCTAGCGCAATAACTCTTACGACGCTTTGCAGCCGCACTGCCCTTTTTAACGTCCCCCGTAACCGCTGTTTTAAGCTTGGACCCTGGATTAGCCTCACGGTAAGCAGATACACCCTTTTTCGTCATCCCAGCACCCTTGCTGGTCTTACGATAGTTGGCGCCTTTGCCGCTAGTAGTGCGGCGTATGGGGCTCTGCCTTTTAATAGCCATATTGTTTCACGTGAAACATTACGCCTTCTTCCTGGCCTTCTTCTTCGCCGAAGCCGAAGGCAGATTAGCATAATGATAGAGCTTTTTGCTGCTATCTGTATGCTTATCCCCGGAGTGCAGGTCACCATTAGGCATCTTATGTATGCCGCCAGTATGCTTGGTCCCGTCTTTCAGGTAATGTCCTACGCCCTTGGCCATTAGAAGACCCTTGTTTTTCGCGCTATGCCGCCATCGTTTCGCTTAACTACCTCTTTCGCCACTTTTTCAGCCTGACGAGAGCCCACATCACCCTCGTCATTCGTGTCAAATAATCTTCCGGCTCGTATACCCCCTTTCAAAAGGGCCGCTCCTGGGGACAGCATACCCATAGGACCTTCTCTTTTTTGTTCCGCGGCAACAGCGGAAGGTAACGTAACGTCATACCCACGGCGCAAGGACTTACTTGAGTAATAAGGCTTGCCCGGAGAAGCCGTACCAACCACTTTCTTTTTAGACTTAGACTTAGGTTTAGGCGCTATCGCCTGCTGTGCTTCTAAAGTACTTCCCATATCTAATTCCCTCTTCCCGGTGTGCCTTGATTAATACGCTCACGATTGACCTCGGCGCGTAGCAGAGCGATATCCTCCTGAGAATCAATCTTCTCGGCGGCCATTTCTTCCTTAGCGCCCTCTTTCGCAACGTCAAACACCAGACGCTGATCAAATTCAGCAGACTTGCGCTCCAAGTCGGCGGCCTTAATATCAAGCTCCTTGGAACGGAGTTCAACCAAGGGATCAACAGGGGCTTCCGCAGGCGGCATGATAGCCGACATCACTTCCTCGGTGTACTGCGCAATCAATACAGCGACCATAGCTTCAGGATCGCCCATCTGTTGCACAGGGGGCGCTGTCTCAGGAGAAAGACGGCCCATTTGGATCGCCTCCTGTATCTGCATGGTCTGCTGCTGCGACTCCTGCTGCATCTCCTGCATCTCCCTTTCGACCTCCTCCCGCGCCTTCAATGCGATATGCTCGCATAAATGCGCCTGCAAAGAAGCCATCAACGGCGGTGCTGTGGCCAGTATGGGCGTCTTCATGAATATAATATGAGCCGTCATATGAGCATCGTGGTCCTGCCCAGGGAAAGCCTGTAACGGTTTCATGGTGATTGACAACGCGTTCTCCGTGCCCGGATCTGTCGGTTGAGGCTGCAGAGGGGCCGGCAGCAACGCTTCTATGTTATGGACCCCTATGGCCTCATATATCCTGCGATACGCTTCGTACAGGTTATGCATCTCCGGGCTTGCCTGCGCCAGCTGAAGCTGGGTCTGGGCAAGCGCGAGCCTTTGCGACATTGAGAAGATGTTCGGATCAGATACAGGTATAACATCGACACGCTCATCAAAATCTGTCTGCTTTACCGAAGATTCTGCTCCGTAGACATTATATGGGTACATCGGGGGGAGAGATTCAGAAAACACCCGAGCAAGCATCCTGAACTCTTGCTTCTGCGCATAGTGCAAGCGTTTGTGTATCGCGGACATTACCTTGGAGCCACGTTCCAGAAGCGCGACCGTCGTCCCTACAGCAGCGTTCTGGTTTCCATCACCAACCTGCAAATCAGCAATCGCCGCAAAACGTTGCCCTGCCGCAACCACGAAGCCCAAGAGAGACATCAGCGTCTGGCTGGGCTCCTTGTACGGAAGCGGCATAATGCTTTCTCGAAGAGCTCCGCCGGGAACATCAATATCGCGAAACTCACCAGGAGACAGAGGCTCGTCAGCATCACGAATCCGGATGCCGCGAGCCTTAAAGCCAGCCGGAAGATTAGCCAAGGTGCCTGCGTCAATTAACTGCCTCAAAATAGATGTCGCCGAGCGACCCAGCCCACCAATCATGTGCAGAAGGCCGTATCCGTAAAACCCTAGACCAGGTAGAAACTTGTAATGAGAGAAGTACTGAATTTTCTTATAGAAATCATCCCCTTCAACCCAGTTCCGGCGAATGGACAAGATTTTAGAACTACCCTCGTCTATCGTAATAATATACGGGAGTTTGATCCCTGTTTCTTCACCATCTATAGGGCTGACATGCTCAAAACCGGGAAGATCAAGGTCTGTGTGCACTTCTAGCAACGTGCAGTCCTGCTCATCGCTGCCGGTACGCTCAATTCCGGAAAGGTTCCGTTCTTTCTCCCGGACTTCGTCATCGTCATCGTAAGCCAGAATATCTACATCACGGTAGAATCCGCCCGCTTGAAACTTTCTCACGTCATTTGTGTTCATGCGGAAGACGTGCGTGATACGGCTGGCGGACGAAAGATCCGTTGCATTGTACGGAACTAAAAGATCATCGGCCGGCACAAAACGCGAAACGGCTCTATCCAAGATATCATCGAAATAGACTTTTTTGAACGCGCTGCCCGCAAGCGGCAGATAGAACAAGAGACGATCCATTTCCGGATCGTATTCATCCATCACGTTCATGATCTGAAAATTCATGAACTCCTGAACGCGTTGCGACTGAGCCTCTATATCTGGAGTGGAAGCTCCAACCACCTGCGTGCGAACGGGGCCGGAACTCGGCAAGAGTTCCTTGTAAGCCTGGGCCTGAAACTGGGTTACCGCCTCCGCAATTACGGGGTGGGTGACGCCGCTGGCGCCTCGGAAGGGCTCTTCTCGGGTTTGGTACTTGATTCCAAGAAGCTCAAGACCTTCCGTATAAGCGTCTTCCCATTCCTGGCGCCCGCTCTTATCGTCCTCGTAATAACTAACAAGTTCTGAAGAAATTTCCATCAGAACTCGTTCGTCCAGAATTTCAGCAAGATTAGCGTCAGGCTCAGATTGAAGCTGGTCTTCGAGGGCTTTGTAAAAATCTCCGCCACGCCCAACGGTAACAGAACCATCCTCTTCTTCGACAAGATCGGTAGGCCCCTCAATCTCTTCAACCTCAATCTCTTCGTCACCCATGCCACCAAGGGGCATCCCTTGCGACGGCATTACCTCATCAATCAAAGAAGTCGGTTCATTAGCCATTTTTACTTACCTTTCTCGGACGGCGAAACGTGTTTGTCTTTCGGTTTCACAGCCTTCTCGTAATACACTATAATCTCTTTCTGCTGCCGGAGGAACCGCTTCAATTCCGCCATGTTAAGCGCCAGCGTCTCATAATCCCTCACGCTAAGGGCGTAAAACAGAAAATCGCCGTTTTCTTTCTCAAATCTCGCTTTAAACTGCTTAAATGTGTCCTCTGTAACCACATAAAAGTGGATGTTGTTCAAGGTCACCGGGCGCGGGCGGTTCTGCACCGGTATCTTGCGCTCGACCTCCACCGTTCGGATCTCCAGCGGGAGAACCTTCTTAAAGCTACTGCACCCGCTACTTAGCAGGGGTAGGAGCAGGAGCGCCGGACATAACCTCCAGAGACCTGAAGAGCTTCTTCGTGCCATTGTTAATCTTCTTTTCTACCAGACCGGGTTTCCGAAGACTGAGTTTGGCGAGGTCATGCTTCCTCAATTTCCCGATCAGCACATCCTTATAGACGTTCGCCTTGTCGAGATTTGTCTGCAATTCCTTCGTCAGCGCCGAAAACCGCTCACGATCCTCGATCATGGCGTTGATCGTATCATCTTGCAGCTTCTTGGCCGTCTCCAGCTTCGCGCTGTTCTCGGTCAGGGTTTGGATACGCTGCTGGCTGTCTTTGTAATAGTAGTAGGCCCCGTAAACGCTGCCGCCTACGAGACCTAAAACTATTATCAAGACATATATTTTGAGCATCAGAGGATGCCCTTCTCCCGCAACACAAACGCAATTGCAGCAGCGCCAACTGCCACCATAATTACGATTGGCTGATCTAGGAGGACCCCAATCCCTACTCCGCCAACGGCACAGGCCGCATACGAGGAAGGTTCTTTCATACGATCATAAATCCACTGGAATATTTTCATACCTATCTCCATTGGTTAAAATTACTTGCCCTTTGCCAGCATGATGATGACGACAATTACTAGGCTAGTGATCAAAATCTCGCCTAATGTAAACGTGAGCATCTTACTTACCTTTCGCCATGTAGGCAGTCATACCCATATACGATCCGACGACCCCAGCTTGGCCGATATAGAATAGCCCAAACAAGTCAGAAAGGGCTTTAATTCTTGCATCGGGGAATATGGGCAGGAAAACTGCGAATGTGAAGACGATCATTGACCCCATTGCCACCCAGGCCATCCGCCTCTGCGCGTCCATTTTCTCGGCGGCTTCCAAAGCTGCGATGGCCGCAAGCTCCTGATCACTGACCACGCCGTCACCATCCATATCAAGTGATGCGTACATCGACTTCTCCTGTAGCTGCTTCCGATTTGCCATGTCTATTTCCTCAAAAGTGGGTTGTCCAAGGCGTCTCTGAGCTTCTTGTCCTGCCTCTTTTCGAACACATTCAGTTTGGCATCGATACCGTTGATCTTAGCATCAAAGCGAGCAGAAGCTGACTCTGTTATGTCGCGGATATTCTTCTCGCTCTGCCGTGCAGTAGTGGTAACTCGATTGATTTTAGCATCAAACCGTTCATTCGCGCTCGCTGCTATCCCGCGCATAGTCTTTTCGGCCTGTATCATGGCTGCACGGGTCTCCGCATCAAGGGCGCGGGAACGCTTATCAACCGCAGATATGGCGTTTTCAAGAGATGCAGCGTCAGATCGCGTATCCTGCCGCGTATCCCGCACAATTCCCTGAACCTCCAGCACCCGGTTGCGTACAGAAGCCATTTCCTTGGTCACAACGCCCATAGTTTCATTCATTACCGCCAGCTTTTTGTCAAAACCGCTCATATCGGGGGCTGTGTAGGACAAAATCTTCTTTTTCATGTCCATATAGTCTTTATAGACCTCAAATCCGCCATACAGGCCACCGATCAGCGTAGACAGCGCCGTAATGACGACGACCATCTTGCCGCCTCTAAACTTTACACCACCAAATTCAACTTCAGCCATCTATTTGCTCCACTGACTCTCGACCAGCGCGTTATGAGCGCCGTTCGCTTGCCCACTGAAGCGATAATTGGTCATTCGGTCAACCATACTAGGGCCATCCGGTATGGTGGCGGTAGAAAAGAACCCCGCCACAGCGTCAGGGATACCCGGCCCCCTGAATAGCGACCGATTCTCTGCAATCACCCCCATCGCAATCAGCGTCACAGTCTGGGCAGCAGCGCCGTACTTCTGGCTCGGCGCAATGGCATCCACCACCGTCTGAGCCGCCATTGCCGGGGTAACCGGCACGGATACCGCTGCCACAGACACCTCAGACAGCGATGCCGTAGCTACTTTTTGCCGCGCCGCTGGCTTTGTTGGTTTGCTCGCCGCCTTGGGTTCGGGGGCGGCTTCCGCTGTAGCAGCCGCTGTGGCCTCTGGTTCGGCAGCCTCTGGTTCGGCAGCCGCCTCGACCGTTGGCTCAGGAGAAGGTGCTTCAACCGCCGCCTCAATCTGGGCCTCCGCCGCCGACTCCTGCGTCTGCTGCGTTTCAGAAACAGGGGCTATCGGCTGAATGGTGGGGGCAACCGGCGGCGGGGCAACAGTGGCGACTGAACTCGTCGGAGCTAACGTCTCCGTAGTCGTCGGAATGTCCACCACGACAACAGGCACCACATCTATTACTGGGGCAGGTACGGTTGGGGTGGCGTCAAATGTCGCGAGGGCAACAGGCGCCACATCTACCGTTGGGGCTGGTACGGTTGGGGTGGCGTCAAATGTCGCGAGGGCAACAATAGGAGTTAATGTTTCCGTAGCAGCCGGAATGTCCACCACCGTCACAGGCACCACATCTACTACTGGGGCTGGTACGGTTGGGGTGGCGTCAAATGTCGCGAGGGCTACAACCGGCTCGGCCAGCGGCGGCGGTGCCAACGGGGCAGGATCGGGGGCCACCGCCGCCTGAATGATGTCCTGCGTCTGGGTCTCGATCTGCTCGGTTATGGCCGCCAGCACCTCTTCCTGCACAAACGCGGTCTGGTAATCAATCGTCAGACTGGGATTGCTGAACTGGGGGCCGTAAAACCCGCTGGGAAATCCTGCATCAATCCCAAAGAGTTCGTATATACCCGTCAGCACACCGTAGTTGTTAGTTGCAACAATATCCGT